CTTCGGTGTCATACGACACACTGGTTCAGAATGCTTACGACCGGTACATCGAGTTCGCGTTGCGATCTCAAGTACTGTTTCGTTCGCTTGCTGACAAGAAACCAGTACAACAAGCAATGCCTGGTTATGCAGTAACTTTTTCACTGTATAACGATCTTGCTAAAGCAACAACCCCGTTGTCTGAACTGGTTGACGTTGAATCCGCCGCTATCGACGATGTTGATCATGTTTCCGTTATTCTTCGTGAATACGGTAACGCTGTAATCAACACTCGTTACAGCATGGAGACAGCGTTTGCTGACATTCAGCCTGCTATCGCCAACATTTTGGCGTACAACATGGCTGACAGTATTGACGACGTTGTTGCTACGGTTCTTAACGGAACCACGCAGGTTGAGGCTGCTGCCGGTAACTTGACGGGTCTTGAGATTCGCAAGGTTGTGGCTAAGCTGCGCGGCGCGAATGTTATGCCACGTGACGGGATGCTGTACGCAACGTACATGCACCCTGACGTTGCGTTCGATCTACGTAACGCTTCAGGCGCTAACGCGTTTGAGGATGTGCGTAAATACAACGGTGAAGCGCCAATCCTGCAACAGGTTGTTGGGGTTTACGGCGGTTCTGAAGTCGTGGAAACCCCACGCTGCCCCGTTGACATTTCTAGCGGTGTCGCTGCAACACACGAATACAGCACGTTTGTTCTTGGCAAGCAAGCTCTTGCTGAAGCAACAGCGGTTGAGCCACACGCGGTTCTCGGACCAGTTGTGGACCGTTTGCAACGGTTCCGTCCTTTGGGATGGCATTCAATTCAGGGATGGTCGCTATACCGTCCCGAAGCGATGTGGAAGATTACTTCTACTTCCAGCATTGCTTCCTAACTAGCAATTTAAGGAGGGGTGGGTGCCTCGCGCCTGCCCCTTCTTCTAGCTTCGAGGTTAATGTGAAAAAACTTGTATTACCCATTGTTCCTACCGCGCAGACTGATGACCATTTTTTTGGTCGCTTCTTTAAGACACCTATTCAGAAAAGTCTTGTAATAAAAACTGATGGCACTGGTGCCATTGTGCAGAATCCCACACAATCGTCACTTAATGCTTCGTTAATGTTTTTTTTGGGTGGGCACGAAAACGTTCTTACTGAAGCCCAAGCTGATGCTGTTACTGACGCCGGTTTCGGTGAATACATTGAGGAGTCCTGAAATGTGCCGTACCGGTTGCATAGAAAAAAATCATGATAGTTACGGTGAATGTTTGCGTGATGGTGTTCCTTCGATTCATGGTGAAACAACATCGAAAGTTAATAAAGGCTTAAACGATTACGCGTACGCGCGTTCGCTTGGTTTGCAGCCTGCAACAAGCAGTCCAGAGGATTCGCTCAAAACTCTTAGACGGGCCGGTGCATGAGTACACTCAATCAGGTTATTGATTCGACGATTCTTTACTTGTCAGGTTTTTCTAGTCAACAGGATCGTGCCACATATTTGACCACCAATTTGGCTGTGAACGATTTGACGTTCACGGTGCATGACCCCAGTGCGGTTACTCGGGGAATTATTGAGATTGATAACGAGATTTTGCAAGTTGATCTTGTTGACAGGTCGGCTGGTTTGTTGACTGTTCCTCCTTACGGTAGAGGTTTTCGTGGAACTACAGCGACAGCGCACAATGCTGGTGTTCGTGTTGCAGCCTCACCCCAGTTCCCCAGGCATACTGTTCGGCAAGCGATTCATGACGCTATTCTCGCGGTTTACCCTGACGTGTACGCGGTGTTCTCGGAAACGGTTGTTTCTGATGCGGTAGCGACCAACTATCCGCTTGCTAGTGTTAATGCGCGTACCGTGTTGCGTGTCGATTATGAGAATGTTGGTCCGACAGGTGAATGGACTCCTTCGCGGCGTTACGAACTTCAACCGTTCAGTGTTTCTGGGCCGGAAATTAGTATTTATGATCGTGCAACTGCCGGTTACAACATGAGGGTTCGTACTGCTGGTCCCCCGTCACTTGTTGCGGATACTGAAGATTTCACTGCAACAGGTTTGCCCGCATCGGCGGAAGATTTGGTTCGTCTTGGTGCCGCGTATCGGCTTGTTCCCAACATTGAGACACCGCTGCTTTCAGGTTTGTCAGCCCAAGCTGATTTCGCGGCGAACATGCGGCCTTCTGGTGGTGCGGAACGTCTCGGTAAGTACATGCTTGGTTTGTATCAGACACGTTTACAGGAAGTGCGGCGGCAGCAGCAAATGGAAAATCCAATCAGAGCGCACTACGAGAGGTAATTGATATGGTGCAAGCACGGTATTACAGTTCTTCAGCGAAGAAAACTATTCTGCAAAGTCCTGTAGTTTCTGGGGACACGATTCTTTTAGTGTTAGCGGTATCGGATTTTCCACCTAACTATCCGTACACGTTGATTCTTGACCGGGACACTTTGGATGAGGAAGTTGTTGAGGCTACAGCTTCAACAGGTACCAGTTTCACTGTTACCCGTGGTGTGGATGGTACTACTGCGGTGGCGCATAGTTCTGGTGCCACTGTGGAGCATGGTACTTCTGCTAGGGATTTTCGTGAAGCTGATCAGCATCGTTCTTCTTCGGAGAATGTTCATGGGATTACACTTGGGTCGCTTGTTGTTGGAACGACTGATGTTCAAACGTTGACGAATAAGACTCTTGGTTCCAATCTTGCTGCTGGCGGGTTTAAGGTCACTGGTCTTGCGGATCCGACTAACGCGCAGGATGCGGCGACTAAGAATTGGTCTGAAACGTCGATGACTGCGCAAGTGGCGCAGGCCACTACTCAGGCTACTAACGCGGCTACGAGTGCGGGTACAGCCTCAACTCAGGCTGGTATAGCGACGACACAGGCAGGTATTTCAACTACCCAGGCTACTAACTCATCTTTGAGTGCTAGTGCTGCTAGTGGGAGTGCTTCTGCCGCTTCGGGTAGTGCGAGTACCGCGGCGAGTGGTGCAAGTACGGCTACTACTCAGGCGGGTATTGCAACGACTCAAGCCGAGACCGCGACCACCCAGGCTGGGATTGCTACTACGCAGGCGGGTACTGCTACTACGCAAGCAACTAACGCTTCAACGAGTGCCGGTACAGCATCGACGCAGGCTGGGGTGGCTACCACTCAAGCAGGGATCTCGACGACTCAGGCTACTAACTCGGCGTCTAGTGCGAGTGCTGCTTCTGGGAGTGCTTCTGGTGCCGCGTCGAGTGCTTCTGCTGCGTCAGGTAGTGCCACTACTGCGTCTACTGGTGCGGGTACAGCCACTACGCAGGCTGGGATTGCTACTACGCAGGCGTCTAACGCATCCACGAGTGCTGGAACTGCTACTACGCAGGCGGGTACTGCTACTGCTCAGGCAGTGATCGCAACAACACAGGCAACCAATAGTGCTACGTCTGCGAGTGGTTCGGCTTCGTCAGCTTCGGCTGCGGCGAGCAGTGCTGCTGCCGCTGCCGCGTCGTTTGATGATTTCGAGGACCGTTATCTTGGTGCGCAAACTTCGGATCCGACCACCGATCTGGACGGTAACGCTCTCATCACTGGCGCTTTGTATTTCAACAGTGTGACCAGTGCAATGAAAGTGTACAACGGTGCTTCATGGGATCTTGTTGCACCGGATACTTCAAGCTTCATCACGAAAGCAACTGTTGACGCGAAGGGCGACCTTATTGCCGCTACTGCAAACGATACGGTTGCTCGCATCGGGGTTGGCGCCAATAATACTGTTTTAATTGCCGACTCGGCGGTGACTGCTGGACTTAAGTGGGCTTCCGTACCGCAGGCATCAGTCACTAGCCTGACAACCGACCTCGCATTGAAGGCAAACCTGTCAGTCAGCCTTGAATCGAAAACGGCTGCTTACACGCTGGCACTTGCTGACGCTGGCAAGTTAGTGACAGTTGATTCCGCTAGTGCAAGCACGGTCACAATCCCCACCAATGCAACGGTTGCGTTCCCAACCGGTACTGCTGTCGCGGTTGCCGCGTTAGGCACTGGCGTTGTCACTATTGCCGGTGCAGCGGGAGTGACAGTCAATTCAACGATAGGTGCCACACCCGAGTTGTCGGATCGTTATGCGGCAGCCCAGTTGTATAAGACAGGCACGGACACTTGGATTGTTGTGGGGAGTCTCGCGTGACCCTCTTTCATGGGTTCGGTGTGTTCGCGTCAAGCGGGTCGCGTGGTGCTGCGGGTGCGGGTTACGCAGTAGGCGGCCAAATCCCTAATAGGGACACGGTTGACAAGTTCCTGTTTTCTAACGACTCTCGAACAACACTTGCTACTGGACTATCTAGTCCCCGATACCAGTTGGCTGGTTTCGCTTCCGCGACTGCCGGATACGCGGCAGGCGGCAAAAGCCCCAGTACAGCGACGGTTGACAAGTTCCTGTTCTCTGATGATTCACGCACCACTCTTGCAACTGGACTATCTAGTGCGCGATACCAAATGACTGGTTTCGCTTCGACTACTGCCGGATACGCGGCAGGCGGTGTTTTCCCTTGGACAGCGACGGTTGACAAGTTTCTCTTCTCTGATGATTCACGTTCCACACTCGCTACTGGTTTGAGTTTTGCGCGTCGTGGTCTTGCTGGTTTCGCTTCCGCGACTGCCGGATACGCGGTTGGCGGCAGACGAGTAAGTGAACCAGTTATGGTGGGCACGGTTGACAAGTTCCTGTTCTCTGATGATTCACGCACTACTCTTGCAACTGGACTATCTAGTGCGCGATACATGTTGGCTGGTTTCGCTTCCGCGACTGCCGGATACGCGGCAGGCGGCAGCCCCCCCACTACAACGACGGTTGACAAGTTTCTCTTCTCTGATGATTCACGTTCCACACTCGCTACTGGTTTGAGTGTTGCGCGACGCTATGTTGCTGGTTTCGCTTCGACTACTGCCG